GTAAAACTTGCTGATAAAGGATGTCACAAGACCATAACGATTCGAGCTGTCCACTGTCATGATCGGATCTTCAATGCCCTGCCCGCGGACTTCATCTTTTGTTGTTTCTGAATGGTATTGAATCAGAATCGGCATTTTTATGTCTTCTGATTCGTCCTCGATGATGAACGGATCTGGATTATCCAGCACGAACTTTTTCACCCCTCTTGCGATTCGATCCATCGTCTTTCTGGCAAGCGGGCGCACCGCGCGGATCCCATACTTTTTCTTGATTTCTTCCGCTGTGTCAAAAACGCTTGGACACGGCAAGGAAAAATCGAGTTGTGTATATGCTCCAACATATGGTTTAAGAAGTCTTGCTTTTACCTTTTCGCTGTCTGCCGGCGCATGTGTCGGTTTTGGCCAGACAATCGGCTCACTGTCACAGCGCGCAATCAAAAAGAATCGTTTCCGCATGGTCGGTGCACCGTAGTCCGCTGCGATCAGCTCTCGGTACTGAACTTCATAGCCCAAATCCATAAGCTGCTGCACGAACTTCTCAAATGTCTTGCCCTGTTTGTTTTTGATTGGATGATGC